GATACCATAGACGGGATTATTGCTGAAGAAAATATGCCAACAGATAAGGTTGGCGCATGATGAAATTAGGAGGCTTACTTAAGTCTCTAGCCCCCACGATTGCACAGGCAGCAGGTGGGCCAATGGCTGGAATGGCTGTAAAGATAGCTGCCTCCAAACTAGGGCTGCCAAGCAGTACAACTGCAAACGAGATTGAAGACCTTATAGAACGAGAGCCTGAAAAAGCAATTATTGTTAAACAGGCTGATGAAGAGTTTAAGAATCGTATTAAAGAAATGGAAATCGACCTTGAGTCTTTTAAGGTTGAGGTAGAAGACAGGAAGTCAGCGCGTGATGCTTTTGCATCGGACCTAACACCCAAAGTCTTTTCTGTACTAACACTTATTCTCTACGGGGCTTTTGTTCTTTTAGTTACTACAATGCCCCACGATCAAAATGATGAGACAATTATTAGTTTGGTTTTAGGGCAGTTGAGCGGAATCTTAGGTACTGCGGCAGCGTTTTACTACGGCGGAAGTAATGGAAAGAAGTAAAATGCAAAAGCTAATTGATATGCTAAAACGTCACGAAGGTGAGGTTAAGACTAATGGACGACATGTAATCTACAAATGCCCTGCTGGTTTTTATACCCTCGGTATAGGGCGCAATGTCGATATGAACGACGGGGTAGGTTTGTCCGATGATGAGGTACAGTACCTACTTGAGAATGACATAGAACGTGTTATCAAAGAGTTAAGCTCAGAGTACCCTTGGTTTAACGGCCTTGATGATGTACGGAAAGATGCTATTATTGACATCGGATTCAACCTCGGAGCCACGAAGTTACGTGGGTTTCGACGCGCCTTGGCCGCTATGGAAGCAGGAAAGTACAGCTCTGCTAGTGATGAATTCTTAGATTCCAAGTGGGCTAGACAGGTCGGGAGCAGAGCAGTAGAGCTTACCGAAATGATACGAACAGGTGAGTATCTATAACGAGGTTAGTCCATGCCACTACAACAACTACAGTTAAAGCCGGGAGTTGACCGTGAAAATACGCGGTATGCGGCTGAAGGCAGTTGGTACGAAACAGATAAGGTGCGGTTCAGACGGGGTATGCCTCAGAAGATTGGAGGTTGGGTACGTATATCTGCTGCTACTTTTCTTGGTGTGTGTCGGTCTATGCTTAACTGGGTTACTCTCCAGAGGCAGAACCTTGTAGCCGTAGGCACTAACCTCAAGTACTACATCGAGCGTGGTGGAGCTTACTTTGATGTTACTCCTGTTAGAGCCACAGCAACGCTGACAAACCCGTTTACCACAACGCTAAACTCTACTACTGTTCTCGTTGCTGACGTTGCACACGGTGCGCTTCAGAATGACTTTGTTACGTTTAGTGGTGCTTCAGCAGTGGGCGGTCTTACCCTAAACGGTGAGTTTCAGATTAGTTTTATAGACGAGGATTCTTACAACATAACTGCCGCAAGCCAAGCGTCGTCTGCTGCTACGGGTGGAGGTACAGTCACTGCGGTGTATCAGATAAACACAGGTAACGAGATTGCCGTTCCGTTTAGAGGTTGGAGTGCTGGCACTTGGGGGTCAGGCACTTGGGGGAGCAGTGGTGCTACAGATGCTCCTATGCGGATATGGAGCCAGTCTAACTTTGGTGAGGACTTGTTCTTTGGCTACAGGGGTGGGCCTATATTCTACTGGGATGCGAGTAATGATCTGACAACTCGTGCAGTGTACGTATCTTCTCTCGGTGGTGCATCCAACGTGCCTACTATAGTTAACAAGACCTTTGTATCAGACATCTTCCGTTTTGCCTTTTGTTTTGGTTCAAACGCACTGGGCAGTGCCACTCTTGATCCTATGTTGATTCGCTGGTCTGACCAAGAGGATGTAGCTAACTGGACTCCTGCGGCGACTAATCAAGCAGGTAGCTTACGTCTGTCTAGGGGTAGTGAAATCATTACAACTCTACAAGCACGACAAGAGGTTCTTATTTGGACTGACACTGCGCTGTACGGTATGCAGTATTTAGGCGCACCAGAGGTGTGGGGTGCTCAGTTATTAGGCGATAACATAACAATAGCTGGTCCTAATGCAGCGGCTTATTCAGGCAACATTGCGTACTGGATGGGCACTGACAAGTTCTATATGTACGATGGTACGGTTAAGACCCTACCGTGTAGTGTACGAAGTTATGTGTTTAATGACTTTAACTTCACTCAGTATGCACAAGTCATAGCGGGTACTAACGAGCGGTTCGACGAGGTATGGTGGTTCTATTGCTCTGAGGGGTCTACACAGAATGACCGATATGTGGTGTACAACTACCTACAAGACATTTGGTATTACGGAAACCTATCACGTAGTGCTTGGATAGACGCTGATCTTAGAGAGAACCCACTAGCTGCTACTTACAGTAACAACTTAGTTAATCATGAAGTCGGTATGGATGATAACCAAACGGGTGTGCCTTCTGCCATTACAGCTACGCTCTTATCCTCTGAGTTTGATTTGGATAATGGTGACAGGTTTATGTTTATTAATCGTATGCTCCCTGACATAACGTTTGAGGGGTCTACAGTAGATAGCCCTGCGGCAGTGATGACTCTGTTCCCTATGGAGAACTCTGGTTCTGGTTACTATAACCCTACATCTGAGGGTGGCGTAGACAACGCTACGGTAACTCGTTCTGCTACTGTACCTATTGAGAAGTTTACAGGGCAAGTATTTGTGCGTGTACGGGGTAGGCAGATGGCGTTTAAGCTTGAGTCTACTGAGCTAGGTGTAGCATGGAAGTTAGGTATACCACGATTGGAGATGCGTCCTGACGGCAGGAGAGGCTAGTGGCAGAGCGGCTCGTACAGAAAGTTCAAGTCCCTGCGCTACCAATACCCAAAGCTGGGCCGTTAAAAGAGTACCTTGATGCACTGAACAACATCTTGCGACTCTTTTTTAACTTGCTATCGAGCGGTATAAACAGTGTGTTTGGGGAGTACGGAGGTCGGTTTATAGAGTCTCCGAATGCAAAGTTCTTTTCTACTGTAGATCAGAACGCCAGTGTTATAAACACAGCATATGCGTTACAGTTTGAGAATACATATTTAGGTGAAGCCATAAGCGTAACAGGCACACCAAAGACAAGGATTACACCAACTCACTCAGGAGTTTATAACTTTGAACTCTCAGTGGAACTTACTAGCGGTAGTGCTAGCGCAAAAGAAGTGTCGTTCTGGGTGCGTAGGAGTGGGGTAGATATAGCAAATACTGGTAGACTGCACGTAGTATCAGGGTCAGGTGGAGTAGATGACTTTGGGTACAGTTTTACAATAGACATACAAGCAGGGCAATATATAGAACTTATGTGGGCAACAGACGATACAAACATAACGGTTGATTATCAGGCGGCTGCAAGTCCCCGCCCTGCCGTGCCGTCTACCCTAGTAACTGTAACTTTTGTGTCAGCGTTGCCAGAAACGCTACCAACACCGTAGGTTTAGTATGGCAGTAGAAACAATAGTATTATCCAAAGCGCTTAAATCCTTACTACAGTCTGCGGGGCTTTTTGGGTTAGATGCTCTTTTTGGTAGGGGCGGTATGGAAGCTACCCCCATGACTCCTGAAGAAGCAGAAAGGTATGCTATTGAGGAAGGTCTAGCTACGTTACTAGCACAACCCACTCCCGGTATGGCAGGTGGTCCAGAAGATATTGAAGGTGTGGGTGAGCAAGAAGTAGACCTACTACAACAAGCTGCGGAGTTAGGAAACACAGATTTAATTAATCAAATTACTAGCTTGTCTCCTACAGAAACTGTACGAAACATAGGTACACAGGTCGGTGAGGGTATAGATACTGTTTTTGATATTCTCAAGCTGCCTAACCCTACTAAAGTAATCGGCGCTCCTATACAAAAAAGCGGTACAGTAGTATGGGGGCAAACCGGCGGTAGTCCAGTAATAGGTACAGGCACAACGCCCGGTGGTACACAAACAGGAGTGACGACAGGCGATCCAACTATTGATGCTGTATTAAACAAAGTAACTGGAGTGCTTACAGGTAAAGCAGCGGCTGGAGATGTTTTAAGTAGAAGTACCATAGAAGATATTTTAGTAGGTACAGCAGCTACCGAAACAGGAATGTCTACAGAGCAAATAAGAGACATAATTGAAAGCGCAAAAGATATTGTCCCTGCCCCTACAGCTATTGGTGTTGACCTTGGAAAAGGACCAAAGATTGGATCGAGTGGAGTAGAACAATTGGATGTTACCGGAGATATGGGTGACCTTGATACAGTTGTTAAGGGTACACCTCCACCAGAGTCTTTATCACTCACCGAAACTACAACACCTAAAGTACCAACGATAGATATTCAAGACCCTACAAAACCTAAAGTATCAACAGTTGGGGATTTAACACCTGCTGCTATACCACGTACTAATGCAGGTACAGATCAACCTGCGCCCGAACCTAAAACGCCCGCTGTAGCTTCTGAATCATCTGGTGGTGGAGGTGGTGGTTTTGGTACATCTTCTGCTGGGCAGCGCATGGTACAGGTAGACCCCGGTGGTTTAGTAGATATAGACTATTTATATAATATTGCAGGGCCGAGTATTTTTGCACCTGACATTAGCAATGACGAGGATATTATGCCGTACATATATAACAAAGGTGGGCCTGTGCAGAAGTTTAATAATGGCGGTTCTCCAAAAGGTTTTGGCAGTAAGGTTATGGACTTTCTAAAGGACGATAAGAACCAAAACTTAATCGGTCTTATTGGAGCTGGTTTAGGCGGATTAGCAGGAGGGCTTGGTGGAAGTGCTAGCACTCAAGGAAGTCAAGGCTATCAGGGCGGTATTCCTGACTATAAGGCAACACGAGAGCTAGTACCTAATGCTTTTGATAATACTGGTAGACGGCCCGGTGGTGCAGGAAGACGATACTTTACAGATGTTCAGTACACACCCACTAGCACTACAGAGGGTGGACTTCCTGCCATCATAGGTGCGGAGCAGATAGCGGCTCAAAATGCTGCATATACACAAGCTTTGGCAGCTCAAGAAGCAGAAAATATAGCCTTAGCTAATTCTTTCTTAGGTGCAATTCCAACGGACACTAGCACTGCTGCTACACCTGTTACACCTGTTACACCTGTTACACCTGTTACACCTGTTATACCTACTACACCTGTTATACCTACTACACCTACTACTGATTCTGTTATTGATTTTGTTGATGAGTCTAGTGATGAAAGTCCAATGGGGCCAAACTTTAACTTTTTTGAAGAGCAGTTGCGTTCAGGAGAAAAAACTCCGAATCAATTAGCTACTGATTTAGGTATAGAAGAAGAAGACCTTATTACTCGTCTTATAAAGGCAGGTAACACAGATGTTAACGAAGTTCTTGAGTATTATAGTACTCTGTACCCAGATCTATATGGCAACACCACTGTAGCTGATGTTAATAAATACTTATACCCTGACCAATATGCTCAAGGTGGTGATATAGAACAGTACTACTTAGGCGGTTCTACGGATGGTATGGCAGATCAAGTTCCTGCTACAATAGGCGGTACGCAGCCAGCTAGATTAAGTGATGGTGAATTTGTTATACCCGCAGATGTGGTAAGCCATTTGGGTAATGGTAACTCCGATGCAGGAGCGCAGAACCTGTACAGTATGATGGAAAGAGTGCGTAAAGACCGCACTGGTAATCCTAAACAGGGTAAGCAAATAAACCCTAATCAATATTTGGCGTAAGGAAACAACTATGGCAACTCCTACTTTTTTAGGAACAAGCAGTTCTCTATCTCCCTATGCTGGGCCTTACGTTAGCGAGATGCTGGGTAAGGGTGCTGCGTTAGCAGATATGCCCTATCAAGCCTACCAAGGACCACTTACTGCTGGACAATCGCAACTACAGAATCAAGCTTTTACAGGACTTGCTAATTTAGCCGTCCCACAAGCAAGTATGGCAGGGTCATTTACAGGTGCAGGGTATACTCCACCTACCGCCGAGCAAGCCGCAATGGGACAAACAGGGACTTATGCTCCCGCTACAGATAGCGTACTTCAACAATACATGACTCCTTACTTACAAGGCGCACTTGAACCGCAATATGCAGCCGCAAGAAGACAAGCTGATATAGCTCAGCAAGGACTGCAAAGTCAGTACGGTAAGGCAGGAGCGTATGGTGGGTCACGTCAAGGGATTGCGGAAGCTGAACTACAGCGTGGTTTATTAGATAGAATGGCAGGAATCACAGGCGCAGGTTATCAAGACGCTTTTCAGCAAGCACAGAATCAATTTAACACTGAACAAAATTATGGATTGCAAGCTTTAGCCGCTCAACGCGCAGGTGGTGCAGAACAACGTGCTATCGAAAGCCAAGGAGTTATGGCAGATATAGCTCAGTTTGAAACTGAAAGAGATGATCCTTTCAAAAAAATACAGTACCAGCAGTCGCTACTACAAGGCTTGCCTATTAGCACTCAAAGCTATCAGTACCCTGAAGTAAGTACTGCATCTAATGTTATGGAAGGTGCGGGCGGTATCGTAAGCCTTCTTAGCAGTTTAGGTTTCTTAGGAGATTAGTAATGGCTGGTATATTTGAAGAAGTTAGTATGCGAGAGAGTGCTTACGCAAACAACCCACAAGCACTACAGCAACGGTACGCGCAAAGTCAACAACTAATTGACTTGCTTGCTTTACAACAACTTAACAATGAGAAACAAGCTGCGGCAAATCAAATTCAAGCATCTATGCAGACTAATCCTAGTACTGTAAGGGACCAACTAGAGCAGGAAGCTTTAATGAATTCCCGTAATGAAATTATTTCTGAACTCGCTCCCGGCATACAGCAACGTGACACTCAAATGCAACAAGCTCAAGGAGTGGCTGGTATGCCCGCTCCTAATATGATGAGAGCTGCACAAGGCGGGATTGTTGGGTATGCAGAAGGTGGAAAAACTAAACAACAAGACGCTCCCTTCTTAAGCCCAAGCTCAGAAGAAGCTCAACGTCAAAGGTATTTAAAACTTAAAGAGATAGAGGCTAAATTTCTTGCTGAAGGTAACCAAGAAGGCTTGCGAAATATACGCCGTGAGCTAATGAACTATGAAGGTAGCACTGCGGCTCAAGCTCCTGCACCCACTCCTGAAAACACTGCTGGCATGGTAGGTGGTGGTATTGTTGGGTATGCAAAAGGCGGGGCTATGTATGATGAAATGGGTAGGCAGTCTACAAATAAAAACATGAATGAAATGTTTGAAACGTTGACCTCACAAGATCCTACTGGACCAATGAACCCGTTAAGTAAAGAGTTTGCAGAAAGAATACGTCTTTTAGAAAGAGAAATAGACCTTATAACAAGACCCCGTAGAAAGGCAAAAATGATGGATATTCCAACGAAAGGGAATGTCTTTCCAACAGATGCACCTCCAGAATTATTAAACGAATTAAACCTTTTGAAAGAGGCTAGGGCTAAAGCTTTAGCTGCAAATGACATGGCAGGTGGCGGTATTGTGTCTCTTAAAGAAGGTGGATTCCCTGATTTAAGCGGTGACGGTAAAATTACTCGTAAAGATATTTTGATGGGTCGAGGTGTAGTCAATAAACAACAAGGTGGGATTGTCAGTTTTGCACAAGGCGATCCAGTTGTTGATCTTAATGCTGAGACACGATTTGATGTTGAAGAAAATTTATACTCTCCGGAGGAAGCCATTGAAGTAGATCAAGTTCGAGATGTTGGTATGGTGTACGGACCTTTTGATATGGCTAGGGATATAAGGGGAATACTAAGCACATTACCTGAATCTCAAGGCGTATCTAAAGAAGCTATGTTGCGTATGGGGATGATGGACGCAACAGGAGCGTTCACTCCTAGAATGCAGGAAGAAAGAATAGCACAAATAGAAGAACAAATTAGCAATCTCCCTCCTGAAGATCGTATGCCTAGAAGAGAAACGCAAGACAGTGAGCCAAGCCTTCCACAAAATGAAGGTATTACTGCTGCTATGTATCGAGGTGAACCTACTAATTTAGAGAAACTACGTAGCATAATGGACCAACCTAGAGTGGGTAGAGAGTCTAAAGAAGACTCAGAACAAGACATAGACTTCCGTGCGTTAAGTGAGTTTTTGTTGGGTGGTGCAGGACAAACTACTACTGCTGGCGCGTTAGGTGGTGCAGGACGGCGTTTAAATGCTTACGAGTTAGCAGAAAGAAGACAGGCAGAAGCGTTGAATGCACAGGCGCTTGATAGGTTGTTAAAACAAAACATTGCACAACAAGACTATAGGTTAGCTGTGGCAAAGTTAAATGCTGATTACACAGGAAAGATAGATACAGCGGTTCTTGATATTGCTAATGATGCTTTAGGAAGATTAGATTTAGATCCAGAGTACAGAGCGGCACTAGACGATTTAGCTGACACTTATGACTTCGGTACGGCAGAATATGATGTGGCAAAAGGTATCCTCTTAAACAACACCATAGAAAGATACGTAAACGCTGCAAAAGAAAGTGCTTTAGGTAAAGGTATGGTTACAGGTGTAGCAGGTGATGCGGGTATTGTAGGATAATAAGGAGTCCACTATGCCT